CAAGAATATATTTTAGAATGATGTAAATAAAAATACCCATAACAGCAGCCGCTGCTACAGGTAAACCAAATTGTACTAATATTTCTAAAAATAAGTCCATGCCCTATTTAGTAGGGCATGAACGTGTAAGTGAACAGGAGAGACTTAACGATTTACTCGTTAACTAATTTACTAAAGTAATTCATAGTATCGTCTTCACCATCATTATCACTAGGGGAGGTGGTTTCAATAGGCGAAGGTGTTTCACTTACTCTAGTTGTTTCACTTACTTCCTCAACAGCAGCACTTACAGGTGGGATATCTATCTCATCTGCTGTTGTGGTTTTTCCAGAACCGTAAACTACTTTCTCAAATTTAATTTTGAGAGCGTCATAAGACTTGAAGTTTGTAGGTGCTGAAAATTCTTTTAATGCATATTGTTTTTTCCACAATGCCTCAATATAATCATCATCTTCATTTATCTTTGAAGGTGCTTCAAATTCAGACTTGTCGTAGTTCCAATATCCGTCAACTTTTCTTATCTTCAATTTAAAGTTTGCCCCAGCCCAAAAATCAAATGGGTTGATTGCCTGTTCGTCTGCAAACTCAGGTTTCATTGCTTCTGTAATCTTATCAAAGATTTTTTTACCAAACTTGTATAAGAATACTTTACCCTCGTTCTCAGGATGAGCAGGGTCAGACACAACTAGTATGTTTGTAAAATAAGATAGTTTTCTTTTTCTTTTTCTGGCGATTTCTTTATCGGCGTCAGAACCAGTATTCCACAGTTTACTGTTTTCTTCACTCACAGGATCTTTTTGACCAAGTGTTGTTAAACTGTTCTCAATGTACCAACCACCAGGTCCTTGAAAAGCATGTGACCACACTCTTGCCCATGGCAGTTCTTCGCCTTCTACAGCAGGTAAAAATCTTAATACAGCGTAACCGTTACCGGTCTTATCTAGTTCTGGTTTCCAGAACCTAGTATCATCTGAGGAATTATTGTTTGTTGTGGGTTGTGTAACTTTTTCTAGTTCTTTAGTTAGTTTGTCGAAGTTACCACGACTTCTTTTTAAATCTGCGAATGACATGTGTTTGTCTCCTTATATTTGTATTCGTTGTATTCGTATTAATTGTATATTAGTATATATACAAGTTTTTACCTCTGGTGTAAAATTATTTACAAATCAGCGCCTCGTGGGACTAGTTGGAACGCACCCACAATTTTTCAGGAAGAGTCCAACATTCATTTTTGGAGATATTGGTCCCTACTAATAAACTGCCACTTGGTGTCTTAACTCGTTTGAGCACTACCCTCCAAGCAACATACTTTATGCCCTCTTAAGCATTGTTCAGTCAGAAGCAAACAAAGTTTCGAACCTTTGTTCTGCTGCTGATTTGTAACTATTATTATACACTATTTCGTGCTAAAAGTCAAGCCCTAATTGTGTATAAAATTCTTTTTTATACATATAATTCACATTGGGTAAACTATCCCATTGTGGCATACGTTGTGATACCTTACTATTACCTTCAGGATTCACTTTAATAAACTCTATATCTTGATATCTTACCATAACACGACCCATTTGTATTACCCAATTTTGTGGCGTTACTGAGTTCTCTGTGTCACTTAAATAACCATTTGTGCCTTTGTAAAGATTGTTTATAAAATCTGTTGTACTATACATGTCCATACCTATGAGATAACACTTCTTTGGTTTCTCTACTTTACAAGCAATATACATTGCTGTTGCACCTGATGACCAACCTGGGTCTTTAGGTCCACCTTCACCTTCCCAATTAGGATAATAGTCACTCATGATATCACTTAGTAATGTTATATTATTATCTGCAAGACCATATGTCCAAGTGATATAAACGTTTTCAAAACCATCACCTTTCCATCTATCGTCAGGTCTTTCTTGATTTACTGTTGATTGACCATGTATAACAAAATTAGCATACCAGTTTTCAGGTGTATGTTTCCATTCTCTTATCGCAGGATTTTTCATATTAGAAGATTGTGCCTCTTTCATCATTTCATAATGTTCGTTAGGCATGTTTTCCCAATCACGAAAATATACTTTGTTCTCGTCACAGTAACCACTTCGATATATCTCATGTTCTAACATTGGGTCTACTGCAATAAGACCATCTAGTTTATGTTCACGATAAAGAGCATTACAACCATAAACTTTACCTTTTGTTTTTAAAAGTTCTACGTCTATGTCTTTACGACTTTCACCATTACCTAGTACAAATAAATTCTCACTCACTTTATTATTTTCCTTAATATTAGTTTCATTCTCTCTTTGTTGAATTTCAGAAAAGGTGTATATTTTATTATTTTCGTTTTCAAAGTAGGCCATATTATATCATCCGTAATTTTATTACTAAATTGTTTTGTATAGTTTAATAAACTGTCTAATATACATAATGTTTCTAATGATACTCTTTTCGCAAGGTAAGTCTTAATCAGTATAGGATGTTGACCTCTTGTTACTCTGAATATCTTATCAAAATTTTTATCACTTCTTCTTAATAACTGTTCAATATCTCTCTCAAAATAATATGTTAAACCGTCTATTCTTTTTTGTCTATCTAGATATGCCTCTTGGTTCATATCCTTGATGTAATTAGATTTATTAGATATGATATTGCTAACAAAATAATCAACAATATTATCGCCATATTTTCTGGCTGCCTTAACAAAGAAATATTTGTCATTACGTTGTATAAACGTTTCGTACTTAGCATTAGTTTTAGCATTATACTTAAAGAAATCGTATTCATCTTTTGTAAAATGTAACTTAATGCCAAGGTATTTCTTGTATGCTTCATATCCTTCTTGCATTAATCTTCATTTTTGAAATCAACTGGATCCAAATCATCTTTTGTTTCACTAGTGGTTTCAAGATAACTAATTAATTTTTCTGGCGTACTCTCAATGTAAGGGTCTTCGTCATTTGAGAAATTATTAATACCTGGTTCTTCAGCAAGATATGTAATAATTTCATTATCAATTACAGCACAATAACGCCATGATCTTAAACCAAATCCTTGTTGTGGTTTATTAACTAACATACCTAATGATCTAGTAAACGTACCACAACCATCTGGTATCATTTTTACTTTTTCAATACCTTGTGCGTCTGCCCATGCGTTCATTACAAAAGCGTCATTAACACTTAAACAATAAACTTCATCTATACCCAAGTCTTTTAATTTTTGATAGTTTTCTTCGAAACCTGGTAATTGTTTTGATGAGCATGTTGGGGTAAATGCACCAGGTAATCCAAACACTACTACTTTTCTATTTCTAAATAAATCAATTGTTGTGACATCTTGCCAGACGCCTGCAACTCTATATTTAAATGTGTGATTAATTAAGTTCATATATTCTCCTATACTGGTAACGTTGCTGTTTTTGGTAAAAAGTTTAAATCTTGTGCGTTCATTTTAATTTTATCTTTTAAGTTTCTGTTTATTAAATGTGTAACTTGTTCAGGTTCTATTTCTTTTTCTCTACAATAATCTAATACGGCATCCATATGTGATATTCTTTTTTTACTTGCTATCTTTTCTATTACTAGTGCAAATTGTTTTGGTGTCATTCTTTCTCCTTGGTATCCTTCGCTACGGTTTCTATTCTACCTCGTCAGGTAGTTTACTACCATTAGCGAAGGAATCGTTTACTATATCTAATAGTAATTCTGTGTCAAATATCCAATCCATGCCATAACCCATTAAACATGTTTCACCTGTTTCTTTTATTGTTAAGAATACAGAACCATTGTTTAAATCATTACTATACCAAAATGATACCCATGCAAACGTTGGTGAATTAGGGTCACCACTTTGTTTTACATCTGACCATGCAATTGGTTTTTGTTTAAATGTGCTACTTGCATATGAAAATACTAGTGGTCCTGGTCCACAAAATATTGGTATTTGTTGTTGTTCCATTACACCTGGAGGAAATACAGGATGTGTTTCTGCTTGTGCTTTGTTTAAACCGGCATATACAATTCCTAGAAATAATCCTATAAGAAACATGCCTACAATATATCTAACTGCTTTCATTACATTATCAATTTGTTATCAGGTTTCACTAAGTTTGTAGTGTTTTGCTCATATGCGTTCTTTATGTTCTCACCTGGATTAGTTGTACAAATAATGTTATCTTTTTTTACCATAACAATTTCATCTTCACTATAAGGTATATAAGGTTGAAAACCTATTCTTGTATTCTCACCTGGTTTACCTTGCATAGGTATTAGAACAAAAGGTTTCTTAATTGCGTCATGTGTTGTTGTATGTTCTTTTTCTTGCGGTGCACCTACAACGTCCTCACCTGTAGTTAATCTATATAATTTAATTGACATTTTTACTCTCCTGCCATTTGTAAAAGTCTTGTACTGCCTCTTTTAATTGAGGTAAATAATCAACTTTATTTTTCTTAAACACTTGTGTTGTGCCTTCCTCTGTCGTAATCAATATAACAACTTGGGTCACTTCTTCACCAAAATGTTCTTTATACATTTCTGCATAAGCACTACCTTGAATGAAATAGTTTTCAATCCAGTCTTCGTTCTTTTCTTTTGTAGATGTTTTAAAA